ACGGCGGCAGGCAACGACAGCCTCGTAGACGTTCCCACTAATGGGGCGCAGACGGATACGGGCGTGGGGGGTGAGGTTAGGGGGAACTACTGTACGTTGAACCCTCTAAAAATTGGCGCTAACGCCACGCTGACAAATGGCAATCTTGATTTCACCAGTTCAACCACCACTGGTTTCAATACAGTACTTGGCACAATTGGAGTCAGTAGTGGTAAATGGTATTGGGAGATCACTGCAACATCCTCGCAAGCAAATGGATTCGGAATAGCGACCGACAAGGTAAACATCAATGATTATCTAGGTGGTGACGCTAATGGCTGGATGTATTATCAAAACACCGGATCAAAATACAACAATAATACGGCAGCCTCATACGGAAGCTCATACACAACAAATGATGTAATCGGTTTTGCTTTTGATGCTGACGCCGGAACCATTACGGCGTATAAAAATGGCGTAAGTCTAGGGGTTATGTACTCCGGCCTTGCTGCTGGCACCTACTTCCCCGCTGTTAGTGATTCTGGTGCGCAGACCTGCTCTTCAACCGCCAACTTCGGCCAACGCCCCTTCGCCTACACGGCCCCCAGCGGCTTCAAGGCGCTCTGCACGGCAAACCTGCCCGCGCCATTAGTCACAAAGCCTTCCACGGTGATGGACGTGAAGCTGTATACGGGTACAGGTAGTAGTCAGAGCATCACTGGTCTTGGATTCAGCCCTGATTTTGTGTGGTTTAAAAATCGCAGCGGTGCAAATAGTCACGCACTGTTCGATACGGTTCGCGGTCGAGCAAGTGGATTGTTTAGTGACTCAACTGGCGCTGAACAAACAAGTAGTGTAGGCAATGATTTGTCTTCTTTTGACAGCGCCGGTTTTACAGTTGGAACACCTCAAAATTTCAACAGCCCAAACATAAATGGTGGCTCTATTGTCGCCTGGACCTGGGACGCCGGAACCACAACAGTCACCAACAACACAGCAGGCACGATCACGCCAACAGGTGTCAGGGCCAACGCGACGGCGGGGTTTAGCGTGGTGACGTTCACTGCACAATCCAGTGGCAGCGCAACTATCGGTCACGGCCTAGGCGTCGAGCCCCATCTGATCATCGTTAAGTCAAGGGCGCAAACATATAGCTGGCTTGTCTACCACAAGAACCTGACATCAAACGCCTATTACTTGATTCTCAACTCAACGGCGGCTCAGGACAATACCTCAAACGCGTGGAACAGCACTACACCCACATCAACAGTATTCACGCTTGGCAGTACGTATGCAGGTGGTGGCAATAGCGTCGCCTACTGCTTCGCCCCAGTAGTCGGGTACTCTTCTTTTGGCAGCTACACTTCTAATCAATCTTTAGATGGACCATTTATTTATTGCGGCTTCCGCCCGAGATGGATCCTCGTAAAGGCAGCTATTAGAACTTTTGGATCAGGCTGGTCCATAATTGATGCCGCAAGAAATACTGGAAACTTTAGCGTCAGCGGTAACGGTACAAACATCTTGTACGCCAGTACGTCTGGATCTGAGTTTTCCTCTGGCGGCGCTCAGTTGGATATTTTGTCTAACGGATTCAAAGTACGCAATACCAGCGGTGACATTAACGATAACGGCACCTACATTTACGCCGCCTTTGCCGAATCCCCCTTCAACTACGCCCGCGCCCGCTGACCCCACTAGAGAACAAGACTTCTGGGCCCTGCCCCATGTAACACCGCTTCCCCACCGATGCCTTACATCCTCGACGGACGGCCCATCAGCCCTGATGTGGCGTTCACGGCCACCAACGCTGACGGCGATCTAATTCAATTCCCGGCCAACTGGATTCGCCTTGCCACCGAAGACGAAAAGGCGGCCATCGGCCTGACCTGGGAGGCAGAACCCGCGCCCTACGACCAGCGCTTCTTCTGGGCGCCAGATTTGCCTAAGGACCATGCCCAGCTGGTGAGCCAGTGGGTGGCGCAGACCAAGGCCACCGCCGGCTCGTTGCTGGCGCCTAGCGATTGGCAGGTGATCCGCGAAGCGGATAACGGCACTGCCATGAGCGCCGAGACCAAGGCCGAGCGCCAAGCGATCCGCGACAAAAGCGCCGAGAAGGTTGCAGCCATTGAGGCCACCACCAGTACCGAAGAGCTGGCCGCGTACATCACTGGCCCTGACTACAGCCAATGGCTTGCCGCCTCTCCTGCCCCAACGGAGGACACCTTGTCGTTTGCGGGCAACAGCACCACCTCAGGGATTGCCTAGCCAACGAGCTATGGCTAGGTAATCTGCAGGGGTGCAACTTGCTCGCCTGGTGGATCCAGCATCGGTCATTGCCTTGATCGCCCTGGGCGGGTCTGGTGTGGCCGCGCTTTGGAAGATCGCCAATGGCCTAGGTCGCTTTGAAGCTCGTACCAGCACGATCCTGGAGGGCATCAAAGAGATGCTGCAAGACCACGAAGATCGACTTCGCCGCGTTGAGAGGCAGCCCTGATGGACCGCTTTGCCGACTACATCGCACTGGCAGTCGCCATCCATGGCGTCGCCTTGGTGGTAGTCAACATGACTCCCACGCCGAAGGACAACGAAGCCCTAGACGGCTACACAAAGGTCGTTGTCAAGGCCTACAGGGCTATCGAGATCCTGGCTGGAATTATCAGCCCCAGGGTCAAGCGCTAAGGCCATGGCCAAGCCAAAAACAAATCAAGGCCAAATCCACCGCGAGCCCATCCGCAAAATCACGCGCCAGGGCAACGGTCGCGGCAGCCGGCCTAGTCACGGCCGCAAGCTCAAGCACGGTCAGGGCTAGTAGCCCTTTTTGCCGCCGCCTTTGCCGCCTTTGCCGCCCTTTTTCATTGGTCTGCCGAGTCAGTAATCCCAGCGTACCCGGGGCCGGCCAGGCCTGATGCCAATGTGGATGAAGCCCTTTGGCGCTCCATAGCCAAGGCTGTAGGGCCAGTTGACGTCGGCCCAACGCTGTAGCTCGGTTACCGACATGCCGTCCAGGTAAAAGTCAATCGCGCCAGTGTCGGGCTTGTCGTAGAGGTGTTCACTGCGCGATGCTCCGCCCACCTGAGCATTGATCTTTGGGGGCCTGTAGCCAGACGTGATGATTACTGGTCGCTTGAAATGGTCTCTGGCTTTCTGAGCAAATTCGCATAACAGCACTGCGGTGTCGCACTGGTGCTGGCGATGAAACCGCCGCGACTCTGACTGCAGCGCAATTTCGCCGTAGGTGATGTTGGGCGTGATTTGACAGCCGAATGGCGATGCAGGCGTAAAAGCAGCTTGCTGCTGCGGGCCGCTCTTCCAGTCGTTCACCCAGTCTGCGGTTTCAGTCAGTAGGCAAGGGTCGGCCTGCCTGATCTGCTGGCCCAGCTTGATGATTGCCTTGATCTGATGCTCTTGGGATTTGTAGTTTTCCCAAAACTGCAGCCATCGCTGGTCCGTGAACTGCACCTGATTGACCGGCATGATGGACTTGATTCTGCACCCATGTAACCGTGGCTGACCTCAAAGAGACACTCGAGCAGATCCATGAAGAGGTCGCTTATGGGATCCTCGAGGACCTGCGCAACGGCGATAAGACTGCCCGCCGGGAAGCGCTGCAGCTGTTGAAGCAAAACCAGATCAGCGCTGCGGCCATGCCTGAAACACCGACAGCGGATCTGGCGCGTATGGCCGGCAAGCTCAACTTCCAGACGATGGAAGAAAAGGCCAAGGTGGTGCCGATCCGGCTCGAGGACAAGCTCAGCGCTTGATCCCCCCGTAGGCCATGCCGCGGGGTTGCGGCCTGAAGCCCAACGCCAGCGCGTCGATCTGGCTACCGGTTTCGTCAAACCACGCTTCACGCAAGGCGTCGTCGATCTCTTCCTGGCGGGCGATCTGCGCTTTCTCCTGGTCCTGGGCCGCGGCCTCGACAAAAAACGCGCAGCCCAGGGCCAGGACGTCGATGCGGTCATCGAACTGCAGCGCGCCACGCTCCACGGTGATGCGGCTGAGCTGGAACATCAGCGAGCGGGCGTGGCCCGTGTCCGGGTCGCGCTCGGCCCCGGCCCAGTCCTGCTGAATGACGTCCTGGCTGACAACCAGCCGGTGCTGCTGTACCAGCGGCGCCAGGGTGTCCACGATCCGGCGCTCCTTCTGGCCGGTGGCCCGGCGCTCTTCAAACGCGCAGGGGTGAACCTTGTTGACGACCGGCTGCAGCAGGGCGGTAAACATGCCGTCACCCATGTTGCTCTCGGCCACGATCGTGTTCACGTTCCAGCGCTTGGCCTTCTGCGCCAGCAGCTGCAACACCTCCGCTTCGTAGCCGCGGGTGGTGCCACCGGACTCGAGCAGGAACAGGTTGCCGTTCAGCTCAGCAATCACAGCCCAGGCCAGTTCGTCGCTGCCGCGGCCGGAGGGGTCCACCGCGAGGATGCAGCGCCACGTCTCTTTGGCCGGCACCCAGCCCTGGATCAGCGCAGCCGAGTAGTAGTAGCGATCGCTGCCCAGGCCCACGCACGGCAGGCTCTGGATGCGGTGCTCGTTGGCCGAGGACCAGGCCACCACCTCTGGCAGGGCCTTGCCGTCCAGCGACATAACGATCAGGTCCCCCAAGCGGATGGGGTAGCGATCCAGGGTGGACAGGCGGCAGTTGAGCTGGAACTGCAGCTGCACTGACGCCCGGGTCATGCGCATTTCGCGGCCCAGCAGCTCAGCCTCGCCAAAGCGCTCGGGGTCGGTGGGCGTGCCAGCCAGCTCAGGGTGCTGTTCGACTTCTGCCGCCATGCGCGGGTCCAGGCTCCCTTCGTAGCAATCCCACTGGTCGGGGTCGTTGGGGTTGGGGTAGCGGGCCGGCCAGTAGCGGATGGCGTAGTTGCGTTCGCGCACCAGCCGCAGGTACAGCGATGTCTCCAGGTGCGGCGTACCCAGGAACATCACCTGCCTGGGAAGGACCTGTCCTTGGTCGGGCTTAAGGATGGCTTCGAGCTCGGTGACGGCCTGGGCCAGGCGCTCCTGCTTCAGCGGTGTGATCGAGTTGTTGAGCGTCTCGATGTCGTCTGGAATGGCGCAGGTGCAGCGCTTGCCAGTCAGCGCCGGGCTGAGGATGCCCACCGCGCGCACCGAGGGGCTCTGATCAACGATCGACGGGCCAACGTCAAAGGCCTTGGTCGAGGAGCGCCCATCGGCCTTGGGCTCCAGGCAGCGCAGCACGTCGATGTCACGGATGCAGCGCTGCATGAAGGTGGTGATCTCAACCGCCTTTTCCAGGGTTGAGCCGGGAATGAGGATCTTCTCGTTGAACGGGTCGATCCGTAGCCGGTGGAGAGCACGGAAGGCCGCCATGGTGGATTTGGCCACACCGCGAAAGCCAACGGTGATCTGCCGATCCGGGCCGTTCTCCATCCACTCGCAGATGGCCATTTGCTGCTTGGTGGGCGTGTCAGCCAGGTTGAGTTCGCGCAGCAGGTAGCAGACGAAGTAGGCGAAGCGGCCTGGGCCCAGCTCGTCAGGGATAGGCGTCCAATTCAAAGGGGAAGCCCCCCTACGACAAACGACGCAGAGGGGCTTCCCACACCAACCAACCGCAACTTGTGTAGAGCGGTTGCATTGCCAGGGAACCACCCCTTAGCAACGGTCACAGCCTAACCCTCAACAAAGGCTTCATTCACTTCTGGAGTGGCGGGGTCATCACCTTCAAATTGCCCTTTGACGGTGCGCGCCCGTTTCTTCGTTGGGGCCGAGTCCGTTGCGGCAACAGGAGCAGCTCCAGCAAGCGCTGCTTCAGCGGCCGCCACCACAGCATCCGGGACGTCACTGCCGAAATGCTGCAGACCGAGCCGGATCCGCTGGTCATTGGTGAGATACATGGGTGCAGAGCAGTTTGTCTCAGGCTATCGAGAACTGAAAGGGTCAGTCTTCAACTGCTGCTTTGAACTGTGCCCAGAGGTGATTGCGGCGTTGCGGGCCACCGACGCTGAAGATAAACGGATTGACGAGGAAGTAACGCTCGCCAGAGGCTTTGTCAAAGACTCTGGCAATAACTTGCTGCTGTCTTAAGCGGGTCATGGAGGAGATGCAGGTGGAGTGGTTGATGTCGAGCTTTTCAGCCAAGGCTGCACCGGTGACGCGCACGCGACCAGAGCGGTCCATGTGTGCGACCAGGGCTACGAGGACGCTGAGGTCCCGGAGCTGCAGATCCCTTTTGGCAACGGCGTCGAGAAGGGTTTCAAGGTCTCTGGTCTGGTGAAACATGACGAAGCGGTCCTGCTCCTCAGGGGGTAACGACATGGTTGGTTGGTGTGTACGGGTTTCCTAGGAATCTCCTAGGAGTCCCCTATGGAAAGCGGCGCATAACGCAGGTATAGTTTTGTACTACCCTTGCAGCGCAACGGACTTGCCTCTCCTATGGCCAAGCAACCTTGAGTTTAGGAGTTTTAACTCGCTTCTCGCCCAAGGCCCGGATGAAAGTCGCTCTTGACTCTCTATCTAGGTGGGCAAAAAACAAAAGCCTGAACACAGGGCGAACTGTCCCACACCCACAATTTCCTGACCACCCCCACGCAAGCGCCCCGGGGGCCTGTCTCAACCCGCTGGTGGTATCTCTGCACCCCTGAAGCTGTAGAGGCCTGTTCCCGGGGCTTCTGGACGCCTCTGAGCGTCGAGCTGCGCTCTCCTGAGCGTTATTGCGCTTCATCCATGCAGACCTAGGCCCATCCTGTGCAGCGAAGTTCCTCAGGTGTCCCGTTTTTGGGTCGCGTGATCTGGTGGTGTCCTCAACGCGTGGCGCAGCCGGCTCCCCCCATAGGGGGCCTCGATCGCCCCTGGGGCGCCTGCGCATCGGCTGCCGCACCTAATCGGCATCCAGGGGCCAACAACCCTGATGGGGGCTGGGGTTACAGAGGATCAGGCATCCGCTGGAGGGGCTGACTGCGCCCGCTTCCGCGGTCCCGCACGCTTGCCCCGTTCCCCGTTTGTAAAGATTTGTTGCAGGAAGTACGACGCCACCGCCGACCCCGGCGCCATTCGCCGCGATCACTGGCACAATGGCGCTAGGCACATCTGCAGGGCTGCAGCAGCTCAGCAGGAGTGCGCACCAACCAACCGCACCTAGACACATGAACACCACCACCGCGCCCGCGGCCTCACAGGCTGTGGGCGGGATCCTGGACGCTGCGCAGCTGGCCTGGGATCGGTCCGACTGGATCGACGCGCTGCAGCAGGGCTGCGAGGACACGTACGCGAGCTCAGTCATCTGGGCAAGCGATGACGGGGCAGAGCTGAACGGCTGGGATCTGCGCCAGCTGCTCGAGGCTCACGGGTTTACATGCCAGCAACTGCTGGACGACCTGAGCGCCGTCAGGGCTGCTGGGCATCCCGTAGCCAGTCCGTGCCACGCCGGCCAGGCCCTCATCTGGCTGGGGTACTGATGGCTGCCCTGATGTACTTCGCCGGCTGGATCACCAACCGGCTGCCGTTGCGGGTTGCGCGGCTGATGCCTGAGCCAGTGCTGAGGGCTGCCTACCGGCAGCTCTGGCGGGAGCTGGCCGAGCAATGACCCGCACCGATGCGCTCGGCGGTCTCGCGGCCGCCCTGCTGACGTTCTGGGGGCTTTGGGCCCTGGCAGACCGTCCACGGATCCCGGAGGCCTCGCAGCCGCTCCCAGCGGCCGCAGAGGTGACGCACCAGCCGCGGCCATGGCGTCAGCCAGACCCGCGCACCTTGGGCCGATTCCCTGGCCCTTGATCCCATCCCGGAGGGGCTTCGGCCCTTCCCTGCTGGGCTCACCAGCACCAACACCAACCAACCACCACAAACCAATGACCAACGCACTTGCACGGCTGGCCCTTGCGCTGCCGAATCAGTGTTTCCCGTTCTTCACGGCAACGGTGCAAATCAGAGCACTCGAGCTGATGCGCGTCACCCGTTGATCCCATCACTGAGGCCCTGCGGGGCCTCTCTGCTGGGTTCACCAGCAACACCAACCAACCACCAACCATGTCCGACGCCATCTACAACCACACGGCAGGCCGCTTGCACACCTGCCTTAACGCTGACGGAGTGTGCATGTTCACCGGGAAGACCGTTGAGCAGATGCAGCAGGAGTCAGCCGAGCAGCTTGAGGTGATGCCCTTCATCCAGGCCCTCGAGCTAACCACCGCTGCAGACCGGGCCCGCTACTGCACCGGGCCCAAACGGATCACCCAGGAGCGCTACGAGGAGATGCTCAACGTGCTGCCGCCCGAAAACTGGCAGCGCGGGGTCGGTTACAGCTGCTTCCGGCTGTCCGAGCGACTCTGCGGCGCCATCGCCAGCTTTTTTGTCCGGATTGGCGACAGCTACTACCAGATCAACGAAAACGAGAACACCGACCCCGGCGTTCTGTTCCGGGCCTGCATGGACCACGACGCCCCGCCCGAGTCAGCCGCGGCCATCTGCCGCCGTGCTGGCTGCTGATCCCATCACTGAGGCCCTGCGGGGCCTCTCTGCTGGGTTCACCAGCACCAACACCAACCAACCCAAACCCATGGAACCGATCACCAAACGATTCGGGCCCACTGATCCAGCGTTCAGGCACCCGCAGCGCATTTGCGCCACGGTGTCTTGGCACGTCGCCCAGGCCCTGCAGCAGCGGGCCGATGCGGAAGGCCGCAGCGTGTCGAACCTGGTGGCCTATGAGCTCGAGCGCTCGATGCTCGAGCGCCGTTGCTGACCCTCACCCGCAGCCCGGGGACGGCTGCCTGTGGGGCTCAAGCCTCACCACACACCAACCAACCAACACCCATGAACCACCCACCCACACCACCGCAGCCGGCCGATCTGGCCCTGCTGCTGGTGGCCCTGGCCCTCGAGGCCCTGGCCCGTGCCCTGCGGCCGCTGCTGGCCCACGGCATCGCCCTGGTGCTCACCCTGCTGCAATGGCGCCCCAAGGTGCAGCCGGCCCCGGCCATTGAGCCGGAAGTGCTGGCGCCCGATTGCATCCCAGCGCCACGCCCCGTAGCAAAGGGCAAGACCACCCGCGGCCGCCGCCGCACCCGTGCCACTGCCCTGGTGACGCCATGAACCTGACCATCACCCGCAAAGAGGCTGAACTGCTGGTGCAACTGCTGCGGCCACGCACTGCCCTGCTGCACGAGCTGCTCGAGGTGCAGATCCAGGCCCTGCCGGCTGGCGATGACAGCTGGGCCGACACCCAGGACGCCCTGCGCGTGGCCAATGGTGCCCTGATCAAGGTGCGCAACGCCCAGGTGCAGGAGGGCAAGTCGTGAAGACGGTTTTGCAGCTCGCCTGGGTTCTGGCCGACCTGGTCGTTTCAATCCTGGTAGGGGCATTTGTGCTGCTGCCCTTCTATTTGGCCCGGCGGCTGCTGCGTTGGTACCGGCTGCCGCAGTGGAAGCGCGACGCAATAAACCGTGAAAGCCGGCTCGCAACTGAACACGGCTGGCAGCAGGTGGAAAACCTGATCCGAGCTGAGCTGATCATTCACAAGCTCGCCGATACCCCTGAAAACAGGGTCAAGCTCAACAGCACACGCAGCAGGAGGCGCGGATGACCTCTCCTGCCAAGGTTGCTGGGCTGATGGCAGGGCTTCGGCAGGCGGCCAAGACCGCCAGGGCCCAGGCCATGCACCCAGCGGTGCCCGAGGTTCTGCTATGGATTGCAGCTGGTGTTGATCACCGGCAAGACATAACGAAGGTCAGCGGATTGTCTGATCGAGAAGTGCGCCGCATCTGCCACACCCTCAGCGGCAAGGGTTATAGACAGGGAGGGCGCATAGTGGATTCAGCTTTTGATTTGGTGGCAGTACGCCGACACCCGCACCGCCGCGGCGATCAGCTTGTCTTGACGGCCGCAGGGCAGTCTTTGATCTCTAGTACATTTGAACCAATGGAGGATGCGCCATGCGCCTAGCGCTGCTTGCTTCGATCGAGCTGCCATTCCCTAAAGCGTGGCGCCACTATTCCCTGTGGGCCGAGCAGGTGGGAAACCGCCATCGCCTTGTTCTGCAGGGCTGTCAGAGTTCTCCTAGGAGTTTCCTAGGAGTGCGAACATGGATCTGGATCAACTGGCGAGGGCTCTTAACGCTTTTGCCTCAATGGATCCGACCAACTTCCCGCTCCACCACGCCCAGCTCTTCATCGAGGTGGCGCGCAAGGAGCAATGCACCTTTGCAGAGCTTCAAGAGGCCATGAGCCTCACCAACGGATCCGTGTCCCGGACCGTTGCTGCATTGAGCGACGTCAACCGCCATGGCGAGCCGGGCTTTCGGCTTGTTGAGGTCTTTAAGGACCCCGAGCAGCCCAGGCGATACCTGGTCCGGCTCTCGCCCCGCGGCAAAGCCCTGCTCAAGCAGCTCAAGGACTCCTGAGCAGGCCGCTGTCTGCGGCTTGCCAGAAGCAAGCCAACACCAACCAACCAACCACCATGACTGGATCTGTTCGCAAGGCTGCCGATGGCAGCTGGATTGCTGATGTCTCTGTGGCCGGCGTGCGCAAGACCGGCAAATGCAAAACCCGCGCCGAGGCCCTGGCCCGCAAGCGTGAGTTCCTGGAGCTCCTGCTGCAGCGCGAGGCCAAGCAGGTGCAGCGCTCCACGTACACCCTGGCCGAAGCCCGCGAGCTGTCGCTGCGGGTGCGCTGGGATGGCATGTCCTACAAGCGCACCGCTGCGATTTACAGCCGAGAGGCCGTTGCCTATTTCGGCCTCGGCTTCCCCTGCTGTGAGCTCACCGCCGCCCTGGTGGATGAATGGCGCCAGGTGCTGGCAGCCAAGGGCAACAGGCCCAGCACTATCAACAAGAAGGTGGCGGCCATTCGGGCCATGCTCAGCGACGCCCATTTGCACGGGCACCTGAGCGACGTGCCGCGGATGCCACAGCAGCTCAAGGTGCAGAACACCAAAGACCGGGTCATGAGCCCAGAAGAGGCAGCGGGCTTCTGCAACTACTTCAAAAACATGGGTGAGCCTGCCGCGGCCGACCTGCTGGTGTTCATGCTCGAGACCGCGTGTCGCTGGGGCGAGGCTGAGCGGCTGCTGGGCAAGGACGTCAGCCTCGAAAAAGCCCGCGTCACGTTCTGGGCCACCAAAAACGGGAAGCCCCGCTCGGTGCCGCTAACCCGCCGGGCGATCGACGCGCTTGAGCCGCACATGCCAGCGGTCAAGACCCACAGGGTCTGGCCCTACAAGTACAACCGCTTCGAGCATCTGTTCGACCGGGCCAAAGCATCCCTAGGCCTGTCGCAGGAATGGCAGCTGACCATGCACACCACGCGCCACACCTGCGCCAGCAAGTTGGCCAGCAAAGGTATTCCGTTGCATCAGCTGATGGCCTTTGGCGGCTGGACTTCGCTGACCTCAGTTCAGCGGTATCTGCACCTGCACACCGACGCCCTGGCGGCCTGCGTCACGGCATTGGAGGACTGAAGGCCGATTTATAACGATTTGGCCTCCAGCGGACTGCGTCCACCCGTACCGTTTATCTGCCGATCGTCTGCCGCAGTCTGCGGGCATCGGCAGACCCCTTAAAAATGTATAGATATAAACATTGAACCCGTTTTTAAGAGCCCTTGACGAGACTTGAACTCGTGACCTCTCCCTTACCAAGGGAGTGCTCTACCGCTGAGCTACAAGGGCGTGTGGTGGATGGGCCGGGTTGGATTTGAACCAACGTAGGCAGAGCCAGCGGATTTACAGTCACCTGGAAATATCTGCAGCCCTGCAGAGCTATCGCAAAAACTGTCTGCGCCAAGCGTTTGGCCAGCTCTGCAGGGGTGAGGTGGAATTGGTGCTGTAAGCAGCGATCTCTGCAGCCCTTTGACACGGACTTTCCTGTCCACCGGCACCTTGGCCGACCCCGCTGCAGCCGACCCGGCCGCCATCAACGAACAGGATTGGGCCTCTTCTCAATCAAAGGCCCGACTGCAATCGCTGGGCCGTGAATCAGTCAGCAGCTACGGGCGCGCTTTATTCATTGAGCACGGCGATCAGGTGGCCAAGGCCCTTGACGCCCTGCTGACCAGGTTTGTGCTGGACCCGCTGATCGCCGGGCCCCACTACTGCGCCCTGCCGCTGCTGCTGCACTTCTCAACCAAGGGGGCTGTGCCCATCGCGGCCGTGTCTTTGAAGGCGGTCTTGGATCAGCTGTCTCGCAGGCACACTCACCGCCGGCTTGCTGGTGCCATCGGCCGGGCCATTGAAGACGAAGTCAAGGCTGGGCGGATTGCCGCCCGGGACAAAGACGTGCTGCGGCTGCTCAAGCGCCACCAGGGCAAGGCAGCAGTGGTTAGCAGCGAGACGCTGCAATCGCTGCGTGTGGGCCACACCAGCTGGACCACAACCGATCGCTTTGAAGTCGGCGCCCTGCTGCTGCAGCTGGTCATTGAGGAAACCAAGCTGCTGCGGCTGGTCCGGCAGCCAGTCCGAGGACGCCACACCTTGATGGTGGAGCCGACTGAGCTTGCGACCGAAGCAATTCGCCAGGCCCCCGACGATCAGACGCCACTGCCGCAAGGCCCAAAGCTCGAGCCGCCCAAGGACTGGGTCGGGGCCCAAGGCTTAATCAGCAGGCGCGACGGGCTACCCCTCGACTATCTGCAAGGCGCTGACCTCAAGGTGCCGCTGCAAGTGGTCAATCACCTGCAGGCGCAGGCCCTGATGGTCGATCCGTGGATGGCCCAGCAGCAGTCAGAGGCATGGAGCGCCAACTTGCGAGGCCTTTTCTCTGTCACCAGGGACCCGCAGCAAACGCCCGCAAGACCAGAAGCCGATGAGGACCGCGCAGCATGGCGGCAGTGGCGGCGGGAAGCTCGAGAGGCCTGGGCGGAGGAGCGCAAGAACAAAGGCCCGCGGCAGCGCATCCAGGAATCGCTGAACCAAGCCGTGGCGGTTGCGGGCGAACCGATCTGGTTTGGGTACGTGTTCGATTTTCGCGGCAGGGCTTACACGTCCAACCGACGTGTCACCCATCAAGGCCCTGACTTTGAGAAAGGGCTGGTCAACTTCCGCAGTGGGCTGCCCTGCGACGAGACCGCTGCCGAGTGGATCCTGAAGGCCGCGGCGTCGCATTGGGGGCTGAGCCGCTCGAGCTGGGCAGAACGTCTGCAGTGGGGCCGCGACAACATCGAACGGCTGCTGGCTATTGCCGAGGCGCCGCTGGACCGGCTCGAGCTGTGGCGTGATGCCAAGGAGCCATGGCAGTTGCTGCAAATGGCCAGGGCCTGGTCGCAATGGTTGAACGACCCATCGACGCCAATCACGGCGCCGATCCGCTTTGACCAAACGACGAGCGGCTTAGGGATCGCCGCGGCCTTGGTGCGGGACAAGGCGCTGGCACGCGAGACGAACTTGGTCGGCACCACCCGCCACGACATCTACGTCGGGGTTGCCGCAAAGGCCGTCAGAGCGCTGCAGCTGGACCTGGAATCCGGCACCCCGGCCCAGCAGCGCTATGCCGCTGTGTGGCTTGGGCTGGGCGTTGATCGGGCCCTGGTCAAAGGGCCGGTGATGTCCTCTGTCTATGGCGCCCAGCTGCGCTCCATCTTTGACGGGCTGGCAGATCACCTGATCGAGCATGTGGAGCTGCAGCAAGCGGCGGACTACCAGCGGCAGATCGTGCTGCCTGCCCGCTACATGGCGCAGAAGCTGCAGCAGGTGCTCGCGCCCGAGATTGCCCCACTGCTGGAGCTCAAGCGCTGGCTGGAGGGCATCAGCGCTGTGGTTGTCAAACGCCAGCGGGGCATCCGTTGGACATCGCCGATGGGCCTGCCGGTGCTGCTGGCCGGCAAGCAGCCAGCCAACCCGCCTGCCCCGACGCTGCTGCATGGCAGCCGCGGCTGGCGAACAGAGGACAGCAGCAGGCGCCGCCATGAACTCAGCGCCAGGGCGACAAGCCGCGGCATCACGGCCAACCTCATTCACTCGTTTGACGCTGCGCTGCTCCATGCCTTGGTCTGCAGGGCTGAAGATGTCGGGGCCGAAGTGCTGCCCAACCACGACTGCTTTGCGGCTGTGCCAGCCCTGGCGACCTGGCTGCACAGAACAGTTCACTCAGAGCTGCGCACGCTGTACCTGCCGGAGTGGCTCGACGAGATCTCGGCTGAGATCGCCTGCAACGCAGGGTTGAAGCAGCTGCCGTTGCCGCCCATGGTGGGCACGCTGGTGCCTGGCGAGATCGGCCAGAACTCCTATTGCTTTTCCTAGGAGTCTCCTAGGAGTTGCCTAGGAGAGGCCAGACCGCTACGGTGCTGCAGAACTCTGCACCCATGCAGCACAAATGCCGCGCACAATGCTGACCACCCCCGTAGGCGATGCCTACTGGGCGAAATGCCTAGAGCCTGAAGAAGATCGCTTTGACCCTGATAAGCCACGCAGCTGGTCGATCAGCTGGTGCGGCGATCACAACGACAAGCCGACCATCTCCCTGATGCAGCTGGTCGAGGAGGAGTTCGCTCGCATCCATGGCGAGGGCGCCAAGCCCAGCAAAAACGCCTGGCCCTTCCGCGAGCAGACCGACAAGGACGGCAAGGCCACCGGCCTGCTCGAGTTCCGCTTCAAGAAGAACGAGACCACCAAAAAGGGCATGACGCTGATGGCTCCGGCCGTCTACGACAGCCACAAGAACCCTTGGCCGGCCAACACGCTGATTGGCAACGGCAGCAAGGTGAAGGTTGCCTTCTCCGTCTGGGGCTGGGAGGACAAGTTCGGCAAGAAGGGCGTGAGCCTGAGCTTTGAGGCTCTTCAGGTGCTTGACCTCGTGCCTTACGAGCGCACAGACCCAGGCGATGCCTTTGGCGTTGAAAACGGCTACGTGGCGGAGACACCGGCCGATGCCTTCACCAACGGCAAAGGCGATGAGGCCCTGACACCCAGCCAGCGACTTGCTCAGCGCGCGGCCGCACCGGCCGACGACGAGGAGATCCCGTTCTGATGAAGACCGCCGACTTCGAGCTGAGCGTCCCGCTGATGTCGAAGGCTCGCCCCCGTTCCCCAAAAGGTGGTGGGCGGCCCTACATGCCAAAGGCCTACATGGACTGGAAGGCCAACGTCAGGGCAATCCTTGGCGAGTGGTGGACAGTGCCGCCCCTTGAGAAGGTCAGCGCTCTGGTGCTGGTGTTCCGGGGGCCAGCCCGCGGCGACCTGGACAACCTCGCCGGGGCAGTGCTCGACAGCGGCAACGGCTTGATCTGGGCCGACGACCGGGTGGGCGTGATGCCCACCCTTGCCTTGCGCTGGACCAAAGCAGCCAAGGCAGAGCAATCCATCTACATGAAGGTGATCTGGGAATGAACTGCCCCAGCTGCAAACATCAACACTCCCGCGTCATTGACACCGACCGGGTGTCAGACGGCATCAGGCGTTACCGGGTCTGCCGCAGCTGCGGCAATCGGTTCGCAACTCTTGAGCGGATCGAGGACTGGGATCCAGTTATGGGCGGCTATGGGCCCGTGGCAGAAGAACCCGTGCCGGTCTTGGCGGCTGTCCCTGACCCGCTGCCAGCCAGACCTCGGGTCGCAGCACGGCACGTTGTCGATCTGGCAGACGACCACTTGTTGGCCGTCTGCCAAGAGGCGCAGCCGTTGTTGGTGCAGTGGTGGAACGAAAGCCGCCGCTCAAAGCACAAAGGCAACGCCACCTGGACTGAAGCCGCGTGGCAGGCATCGGTCAGCCGTGTTGCTGCACTGCCCCAGGCACAGCAAATGCTGCTGGCGCAGGCGGGAGTGGAGCACGGCTGGCAGGCCCTCAAGCCCGAATACATCAAGGACGAGCTGGTCAGGCCAACAGCCGCTGGCCGCCCCATGCCCAAGGACCCGGCGATGCTCGCCGCTCTGGAGCAATGGCCAAGTCAAACCGCCTGACGCCGGAGACGTTCCTGGCCGTCGCCGAAATGATCGCGGCCCAACTGCGCATCAAAGAGGCCGACCGCTGGAGTCCGCACATCTGCCGGCTCAAGTTCCACAGCTTCACGACTGAGTTTCCAGAGATCAGCGAGCCGCAGTTCATGTGGGCTGCTGAGCAGTGGATCCAGAGCCTGGAGCCCAACGCGTTTAAGCGCTACCCGACCTGGAAAGAACTGATGGCACCGCTTTACAGAACCGAGAACGGGCTGGCCAACAGAAGCTGGGGCTTCCGCCCTGAGCTGCCTGGTTTCTGCCAGCCCAGCGCAGAGCAGCTGGCCATGCTGCCAACCGCTCCGCACTCAGCGGTGGCGCCGCCTGACCCGCACAACGCTGCGGCCTACCTGCCATTTCAAGCAGGAGATCACCCTTCGCTGCCTCCAGCTCTTGAAGAAACGCCCGCTCTGACCCCAGAGAAATGGGCGGATTACATCAGCTGGGTGGCGCAGGAGGAAGCGCAGCTTGCGGACGCGTGATGCAGCCACTCATCAACAAAACCGAGCTGCGCAGCATCCTGCAGCGCGGCCTGCTCAGCGGCTATTGGTCTGTTCTTCAGTTCAACCGCGGCGGCAAAGAGCCAGTCCTGCCAACCAAGGAGTTTCTTGAGGAGCACCCAGAGTTCAAAGACATGGAGTT